AAATCCGTTCAACGCTCGAGCTGGGATGTCGAGTCTCCCTGAGGGTCTCTGGGGAGATGTTGTACTGCATAATAAGATGAGGATACAGGCTATTGAGGTCAAAACTAACCACCCAATCATACTTTCCTGGTTTCGGTTCCTTGACATACGCCCCCGCATACTTTTCGTTCTTTTGAGATCTATTCTTGGGAGGAATAACTATGTTCCTCTTCTTCAAATAGTTATAAATTATGGTGTCCCACATCCTCACCTGATAGAACACATCATTATAATTAACCTTGGCCTCATATGCCATAGTCAATGCAAGTTCAATCAACTTCATCTTGCTTTCCAGACGGTCAACAAGTTCAACGTCAATTATATTATACTCAATAAACTTCTGCCACCCTTGTGTGTAAAAATCCTTAAATGTTTCAAACTCACTATGATCTAACTTCTGCTGACCAAGTTCAACCTTAGCAATATAATCCAAACGATAGGATTCCTGTGCCTTGTAAGTAAACTTCTTATAAAGATCTAGATAATCTAACTGCGTCACACCACCCACATCATATGTGATATGAGTACGTCCCATAATATGAACTTCACCTTCACTTACAAGACCCCACGGTGAAAATCTCTTCATCAACTTCTCACCAAGAACTCTATCCAGTCTCCTACAAATATAAGGTATGTCGAATAATTGTATGTTCCATCCAGTAATCACATCTGGAACATCTTGCATCCAATAGTTTATGAATGATGTAAGTAGTTCATACTCTGTTGGACAGTGATGATAGGTTACATTCTTCTGTTTGTTATTAAAAGGTTTACTTCCCCAAGTAATGATCTGCTTAGTTGTATAGTCTTGGATTGTGATTGCCAGAATCTCTTCGACGCACGACTCCACATTAGGGAAACCTTGCTCAGACGTAGTTTCAATATCCAAAGTAACAAGCTTAATTTGAGATATGTCAAACTTGATTTCATCGTCTGGATATTTTTCTGAAATATATTGGTAAATATACCTGTCATTCCCGTAAATTTCAAATCCCTCAACATCTTCATACTTCTTATAGAAGTCACGACAGTCCCTAACCGTGCCTGGATTGATTGCTTCAACTGATTCTCCACTCAACGTTTTATATTTAGTCTTAAGATTCTTTTTAGATTTGACAAATAGAGTTGGAAAGAACTCATCACGATGTTCATACCTTCTACCATTCTCAACTCCACGAACCAAGAACTGGTTCCCGATTAGTTGAACGTTGGTGTAGAATTTCATTCTTTAATAAGATCTAGGTATTTTTCAAGTAGGGTGGGCATTGGTTCTGCCAATGTAAGTATCTTATCAGATCCCATCATCAATGTAGTTTCTCTGGTGACACTTCCTAAAAATGGTTCAAGGGTTCCATCACCTTTAACAAGGAAAGGATTTATTAGTTTACAATCAGGTTGCCCAATATCAATAGCAGCAACCTCTACAACTTCACTAATCAGAATTTGATTGTTTGTTAGTGCTAGAATTTTTATTACTTGATCCATGATTTACGATGTCCTCGACATACATTTGTTTTAACTTATCTATGGGTTCAACCATAGTGATTAACCAATCGGCGGCAATAGGTATAGTTTCTTCTTTAGAAAGTGGCATCCACGGGTATAAAGAAACTGCAAACCCTGCTTTTGTAGGACCATCAGGTTCTTCTGCAAGAACATTAGGATCTCTCATCTTTATAATACAAGGTTTATTAAGAAAGTAACCTACTACTCTTCTATCCTTTTCATCACCCGTACCCATCTCAGTGATATCTGCAATAACATCTTCACCAGATTTTAAGAGTAATAACTTAATAGTCATAATACACATTAACCTCCATATATTCTACCAATAAAAAAGGGGATCGTCAAGATCCCCTTTTAACTATTTAATCACAATAGACCAAACAATGTGAGTTGGTCGGGTGATTTTTACATTCTTGTTCCCAGTAATTTTCTGTGGGAAGATTGTAATTAAAGTCGTGCATCCTGCGGATGTCACTCATAGCGTTTTTAATTACGCTGAATGGAGTAGTGAGTTTCATGATACACCTCCTACAAATACTCTTTGCGTGAATGATGTTCTGGGACTACTTTTCCCAGTTCCACGGTAAGGAGTCCATCTTCAAACTTGACGGATCTAACCTCCGTATCGTCTGAGATCGTCCAAACTCGTTGGAAGGATCGTTGGGCCAATCCTTTGTGGACAAATTCTCCATCTGCTTCTTTAACTTCTTTCTTGCCTTCCACATGTAGTTTTCCAAACTCTGTGAAGACTTTAACTTCTTTCTTCTTGAATCCCGCCAGTGCGATTTCAAGTCTCGATTCAACATTATTTACTTGGACTAAATTATAAGGTGGGTAATTGGAAGTAGTGTCGAGATCCCAGAACCGATTCAAATAATCGTCCATTCCTATACTGTTCTTCGTGATCTTATCAAAAAGATCTGGAAGATTTGCAGCGTGATACCTTGCTAGGTTAGTCATGATAGTTCTCCTTTTAAAGCGAGTGTGTAGTTGTGTCCCTTACGGCGACATAACTAATTATACACGATCCCTTAAAAAGGTAGGTGATGATTTCCGTCTCAATCTTTTCGGTTTCCTACCATGCATATGAGTAAGATAGAAATTGGTATAGTTAACGATCACCAAAAGTACTAATAATATAGTGTTAACCGTCATTCTTTTTCGGTCTTCCCCTTCTTTCCAATATTATATTTCTGCTCCAAAATCCAATCTCCTTTCTCTTTATAAGCAAGGACTTTAATTTGATTAAGAGGAGCAATATCAGAAACAGATTCTGATTTAACTACAGATATAAGACCCCAATCAGCAAGGAGACGAGCAATACGATTCCTACGCTGAACGTCGTTAACAGTAAGGTTAGCGTGTTTTCCATCTAGAGCAAAAAGTTCCTTAAAATGCACGATATAGTATCTACCCTGCTTGTGCAAAATATGGCAACTTTGGTAAAGTTTCTTTTCTTTTCTTGATGCTACACCAATTCTTGTCAGCGTTTCCCTAACTTTCAAGAAGTCATCAGGTTCATTTAAGGTCACCTCCACCATTTGATCTTGTGACCATTTAACTTCTGGCTCCTGTGTAGAAGTAGTCATTTCATTCCTCCAGTATCAAGTCGTTGTTTAATAAATTTAATTTGTTCAGGGGTTAATATCTTGAGGGCATTAGATGCCTTTTCATTACTATAACCATAGTATTGTTTAATGATTTCAAGGTCTGTGACTTTTTCCTTACGGAGCCAGGGACTGAATCTCTTCTTTTTCCTAAGTGTATTTAGATAAAAAGAATATTGCATATCCTTATCAAGGAAAGAGTATTTATTCATCTCGTTTGCAAACATGATACAATCAAGATGTCCTGATAAACAACGATTAATAATATATGGAGGATAATCCTTAATCGCTGCAGGATCTTCTTCAATAAGATTCTCCTTATTGAAGTTAATAGAATTTAACCAATCTTTCAATTCTGTCATAACATATGATAAGGATCAATTTGTTCACTATACTCATCAACATCTCTTAAAAGATTACTAAATCTCTCTTCATCCTGAGCAAGTTGTTGTTCTCCCTTAGTAGTATAATGTAAAACAATAGGATTAAAGAACTCTTCATGTTTTTGTTCTATGTACCCCTGAGTAACGTCCTGAACGCCAAAGAGACCCCCTATAACACCTATCCTACTCAATATAACCCACATAGCATATTCGTCAATTATACGAGGATTTGGGACTGGATAAGGGATCTTACCATCCTTCAACTTAAACATCAACTCTACTAATTCACCTAGACGATCTATAATATCTAAATGAATTCCACCATTGAATAATATTACTCCCATACAATATTTGTATATCTGATCATGACCACCAGCTTCTACGATACACTCATCCACATAGTCAAGTGCTTTTCTTATATTCTTTCCCCCTCCACTATTGGGATCATGTCTAAATCCAAACTCCTCTCTCCCAAATACTTCTGCATAATTATAATGATCAAAAAGATATTGAACATCACCATAGAAAATAGTATCTGAATCTACATATAAAATATTAGCATCCTGATAGGTTCCCTCACCATCCTCAAAATATTGTAAATTAAACCATCTATAAATGAAAGTCATTCCATGATTGACTTGCTTTTCAAAAGGTAAAACTTTTACATCATATTCAAAAGAAAAATAATCGGGAATAAACTCAGGGTCATCGCAAAACAAATAAACAGGTATTTCATTATTAAATTTTCTAAGTGAATTAATACTATGATCAAAACGTTTTAACTCATGATCATTTACATGAGAATATTTACTTTTAACATAAGAATAAAAAACAATATTCATATTGCTAATTTGGGAGTGTTATAATTATATAACAAAAGTTCTTTACGTTCTTTTTGATCACGCATATATTCACCAACAGAACGCATAGTATAAGTTAAATCAAACTCACCAGCCGTCCAACCTTTAAATCTATCTTTAACAAGTTGATCTGAATTATAACTAATCAACATATCTATTTTACTTTGACTACAAGTATCTGCAAACTCATCATGATCAAAACCTTTATGCATTGATCCTTTCTTTCCGTATAGATTATCCTTAATATCATAAGGAGGATCTAAGTACATAAAAAGATCATCATGAACATCTTCTCTAAAACAATACTCATAAGAATACTGATTAATATGCCAATGAGAAATTATCTCAGAATATCCTGGTAACTTCTCAATCCCTCTCATAGAGAAATTGGAAATAGATGCTTGTTGAGAAAATGAAGATGATTCAGTAAGTCCAGAAAAACTACACTTATTAACAA